CTCGTATCACGGATCACGTAGAGTACCAAGGCGGAGGCGGTAAGCTGTTCGAAGCCTACGACAACGGTGAGGTTGAAGATACTGCACCTAAGAAGGAAGCTAAGAAGGCTCCGAAGCCTAAGACCAAGAAGACTGACGAGGAAATGGAAGACCTCGACGACGATATTCCGTTCTAAGTAAATCAGGTCCCACTCTACGGAGTGGCATGTGGCAGGAGCATGTGCGGCAGTGGAAGCGCTGTCCGTCTTCCTGAAGAGGCGGCCTAGCTAGACGCCCCAGTAGGTGAGAGGCCTACACTTTATTTAGAGAGTTGAACTATATGCGATATGAAGTAACTGTTAAGGTACGTCGGATTGTTATTGAGACGATTGACTTGATCCTTGACGCTAAAGATAACGACGAAGCGTTCGACAAGATTGAAGAAGTTCTTACCTCGTTCCCTGAGGGTCACAACGTAGACGGTGTTCCTTACTGTTTCGTTAAAGACAGGTGGCAGGAGGACGGAGAAATCCTTGACGCTAACCTGACGGAGAATGTAGCTTGAAGCAACTAGAAACACTACCACAGGACATCTACGCCCTCTTCGATCCTGACTACGATCACGAGGTAAACGAAGAACACCTAGAGATTTTCGCTGAGGAATGCAAGAAGCTGTTCCGAGAGCGACTAAAGAAACAGGATAAGTCTGGCCGTCGTGCCGTCCGCTTCTCTGGTCTTGGTAAACCTGACCGTAAAGTCTGGATGGACGCACACCCTGACCCTGATAACGAGGAACCTCTTCTGCCGAAGACTTACCTCAAGTTTTTGTACGGAGATTTGATTGAGCAACTCTTACTCTTCCTCACCCGAGAGGCTGGCCACACGGTTACCGAGACACAAAGCCAAGTTGAAATCAACGGTGTCACGGGGAGCATTGACGCAATCGTTGATGGTGTCGTTGTGGATGTTAAGTCGGCAAGCCCTTATGGATATAAAAAATTCGAGCAGAACTCAGTAACCGAAACAGATACGTTCGGCTACACAGAACAGTTGTCGGGATATGCAGATGTCCTGACCCCCGGTGAGGATGCTGCTTGGTTGGCAATGGAGAAAGTAGCGGGCGACATTTGTGTTTCGCCGCTCAAGTCTTCTGTCATCAAGCACTATCCACCGGGGCCACGTATTGAACACTTAAAGGAAGTGGTAGAAAGTGAGACGCCTCCTGAACTTTGTTACGAACCTGAGCCTGATGGTAAGTCTGGTAATCTTAAGCTACCTCTTGGTTGCTCTTATTGTAATCATAAGTTTCGTTGCCATCCCACTGTGCGCACATTCCTTTACTCCAACGGTCCGCGCTTTCTTACGAAGGTGGTTCGGGAACCGGACGTACCGGAGATTACACGATGAAATATACTATTACAGAGTATGACCGAGATTACAACACGGTTACTGACTTCTTCGACAAGGAGTTCAGTACACGAGAACAGGCAGAAGAGTGGTGCCGTAACGAATCGTGGACTGGGTACAGCTACCACGTAACCGGAGAAGGATGGGGCGGAGACTAATGAACGTAGATTACGTTAATCACATGGGAGACGACCTGATGGTTGTTAACGCTGCTCGTGTGTCGTTCAATAAAGAGAGCGAGTGGGATAAGATTGATTGTGGTCACGACGACTGTGGTCCTGAGTGCCGTGGATATAGCAATAGTGTTAAAGAAGCCGACAAGAAGCTTATTAACTATCTAGCTACTCACGGACACTGGACGCCGTTCAGCCATCCTACTATTACGGTACGAGTAAAGGCTCCTATCTTTGTCGCTCGTCAGTTGTTCAAACACAAGGTAGGTATGACTGAAAATGAAGTCAGCCGCCGGTACGTGGACGACGAGCCTGAGTTCTACTGGCCTAGTGAGTGGAGAGGACGGCCTACTAAAGGAGCAAAGCAAGGAAGTAGCGAAGAGACAGTTAAGACTATTAAGTTCTACGGAGTTGTAGAAACGTGGGATGATAACATCAGTAGTCTCTATGGCGCACACCTTGACGCTGCTCACGCTCTTTATGACTCAATGATACGAGGGGGAGTAGCTCCTGAGCAAGCCCGTATGATACTGCCTCAGAGCATGTACACTGAGTGGATTTGGACAGGTAGTCTTGCTTCCTTTGCTCGTATTTACAAACTACGGAGTGATTCTCACGCACAGATGGAAACACAGGAGATTGCAAAGATGATTGATGACATCGTTCGTCCTATCTTTCCTGTGTCGTGGTCAGCCCTTATAAACACTAAAGGAGACTAGTAGTGTATCAAGAATTTAAAGAAAGGAAACATTGCAAGCATGACTACGAAGAAGTCTCTTCCCCTCGTGATTTTGAAGGAGAGACTTATAAGTGTAAGATATGCGGAGATAGGTACCGTTTATACTATGATGATATGCGATGAAGTTTAGAAGTAAGTTTGAGAAGAGGGTGTGGGGTAATGTGCCAGACGAAGTTAAAGGACGAGTGGATTACGAGTCGAAGTCATCCGCTGTCAGTTACAATACACCTGCCACTTATACTCCCGACTTCGACCTTGGTAATGGAGTCTACGTGGAGTGCAAAGGATATTTCGACAGCCGATCTAGAGGAAAGATGGCTCGTGTTAAGAAACAGCATCCAGACCGCGATATTAGATTTCTGTTCCAACGAGCGAACAACCGAATCACCAAATCTCCGAACAGTATGACTTACGGAGAGTGGGCAGAGAAACATGGATTCCCTTGGGCAGAGGGTGATCGCATTCCAGAGGAATGGTATGACTAGCATTATATCTAAGTGGCCTACAGGTAGCCGCTACATTTGTACTCCTGCGGTGCTTAACACCGACGACGATTACGTTGTTCTTGCTAAGCAAGGATGGAGTAAAGAGCTTGAAGACAAAGGATTTACATACACTCCTACTGATGTAGAGTACGATAGTATGGGGGAGTTTACCTCTGTCCGTAAAGGCGATATAAATTATATCGTAACCGAAAACCCTGTGTTCTTCGAACGGTTTAGAGCAGCTACCGAACTAGCCAAAACTCTTAATCTACAAAATAAAAACGAGAGGGTTCGGCTCTTCCAGTTGGTACTGTACGGAGTTACTTAATGAGTAAAATTCTTTATATTGACATTGAGTGGGAACCGGCTACGGCTTACGTCTGGCGAATGTGGGACGAGGTTATCACGCCAGAGAAACTAATCGACGAAGGCGGTATGCTTTGCTTCTGTGCCCACTGGGAGGGCGAGAAAGATTACCTCTTCTTTAGTAAGTGGGAGCACGGACGTGAAGGTATGGCTAAGGCGGCTCTGGAACTCTTCAACGAGGCAGAGATTGTGGTCACGTACAACGGAGATAAGTACGACATTCCTAAGATCAGAGGTGAGATCGTACTTGCAAACCTTAATCCCCCTCCTCCTGTTCCTAGTGTTGATCTTCTCAAAACGGTAAAGAAATTCGGCTTTGTCATGAACAAGCTGGCCTACATCGGGCCTCTTCTTAAAGTAGGGGGTAAGATACAGCACCACGGCTTCAAGCTTTGGACTGACGTGATGGCTGGTAAGCCTGTTGCACAGAAGAAGATGAAGAAGTACTGCATTCAAGATGTTCGTCTTCTCGTCAAGCTGTACAAGAAGGTACTGCCGTTCATCGACAACCATCCGTACACGACCAAGACGGGCGGTGCTTGTCCTAACTGTGGTAGCCACAAGCTACAGAAGCGGGGTTTCTACACTACCCGTTGTTACAAGACACAGCGAGTACAGTGCACTGACTGTGGTTCGTGGAGTAAGACTACAAGAAAGAAGATTTAATATGACTCTGAAAGAGTTTTTTATTACAGGTGGGTACAGTAAAAAGTTCAAAGCGCACATGCGTCCGTTGTGGTTGATGATCCTACTGACTCCTGTTGCTTTACTGTACCACCCTGCCAACGCATTTGTACGCTTCTGTGATCGGAATCTATAATGGACGAGGATTTCAAGAATCAGCTTATTGATTACTTCGATTCCTTCGAGCTAGTCGAACTACTCGGCATCACGACCGAGGAAGTTGTGTTGGCTTTCGAAGAGCAGATCGAAGACAATCTAGAGAAACTAAAGGACTTCATGAACTATGGCGAATGACTGGTACTCAGACGGTAAAGATCGTTTAATGAAAGAGATTTCTAGTGATCTAGGACATCCCCAGAATGTTATAGCCAATGTTTATTCTTGGTTAATTAACACAGGTTTCATTGATTATGACATTGAAAAAGAGGCTATTTATGCTCGATACTACGACTAAGGAATACACTAATGACCCGGCAGAAAACGTTTCGAAAGGAGCGATCAAGTACGACGCAGGTAAGCCATCAGCTTATCGCGGAGCAATTTCTTATTTCCCTCGTGCAATTCGAGAAGTCTCTGCCATCTCCACTTTCGGAGCAGCTAAGTATGATTGGAACGGATGGGAGCAGGTCCCCAACGGACTTGCGCGATACTCTGATGCAATGGTACGACACCTGCTCGCCGAGGCAACAGGAGAAACTGTGGACCCTGATAGTGGACTTCTTCACGCTGCGCACACCGCTTGGGGTGCCCTCGCACGGCTAGAACTAATCCTTCGCGAAAAGGAACCTGAACATGCAGGAACAACCTAAGTATTCAATCAGTACTTACGACGGAGACTTCTTTGACTTTGAAAATCCCGAGGGTTATACGTACAGTATTTACTGCATCGCTCACGCTCTCTCTAATATCTGTCGTTACGGCGGCCACTCTGACAAGTTTTATTCCGTGGCTGAACACAGTGTATTGGTATCTAGGCTTGTACCTAGTCACCTTGCTCTTACTGCTTTACTGCACGACGCTAGCGAAGCTTTTGTGGGAGACATGCCGTCGCCTCTTAAAGCTCTGTTCCCCGATTACAAAGCTTTGGAAGAAAGAATCCAAGCCTCCATCAGTAAGCAGTTCGGAATGGTTTTTCCTTTCCCAGCGGAAGTAAAACTAGCGGACAAGCAGGCCTACAAAGCAGAGCGAGAGCAGATTACCTGTGTCGCTGATCACGTCTGGCACACAGAGATTGAACCTGCTGACATTGACGTACAGTGCCTTTCACCGGAACTAGCCCACTGGGCGTTCTTGCAGAGGTACAATCAAATAGTACAAGAGCGGCGAGAAGCTGCCTAAGAGAAGCATCGCTGCGATTAGCGAAGCTACGAAAGGAAATACTTTGAGTAAGAAGACTTTTGAACAGAAACTACAGGCTAAGATTGAAGACGGAACTCCTGAAGAAATCCTTGAGTTGTTCTCGTACTTCCTTGACGACGTAGGAGTGAACACCCAGTTCATCCAGAACGACGACGGACTGATCATCGGTCAGGTTGTGATCTTCCGGTGTGACGACAAGGTGATTGTCTCTGAACCTCAAGAACTAGAGTGGCCTCTTCAGCCACTACCTATGCCGGATGCTATGAAAGGAAACTTGAACTAATGACTAACGAACAGCTTTATCTTCCTCTTGCTCCTACTCGTGAAGACAGAGTTCTTGAGTTCCTTAACGCTGCTAATGGCATCCCCTCGTTTGAACTAGCGTGGGGTTGTCTTGGCGAAGAGTTCATGGAGCTTAAGGAAGCAGCAGAAGCTTACGCTGAAAACGAGAACGAAGAGACTCGTGCCAACCTCGTGAAAGAGTGGGCCGACGTACAGTACGTTCTCTCTCAGCTTGCTCTCTTCTACCGTATCGACGGTGAGGAAGCTTTCACCCGAGTAGCGGACAACAACATGACTAAGGTTGTAGGCGGTAAGGTATATTATCGTGAAGACGGTAAGATTCTTAAGCCTGACAACTACGTCAAGGCAGACATGCGAGGACTTTAATTTGACCAATCCTTTTCCCTCTTCGTATGAAGAGCCAAAGAAGTATTATGTGTACGCCCACATAGACCGACGCAGCAACGGAGGTGATATTATTTATATCGGCCACGGTTGCGGAGGAAGAGCATGGCTGTCAACCGTACCTTTCAGGGATGAGGCTCATGCCGACAAACTAAAAGAGTTTGAAGACCGAGGAGAGACTCCTGATGAGTGGGTTAAGATTCTTAAGAAACGCCTGACCAAACAAGAAGCTTGCGAGTACGAAAGAAGCCAGATAAAACTTAAGAAACCGGCCTTCAATAAAATACAAGGTGCCTCTCTTCTTAAGGTAACGCCAGAGCTTCTTGAAGAGGCTTTTCAACTCAGGGAGAAAGGCCTCTCATACTCTGCGATTGCAGAAGAGTTGGCACTAGCAACTATGACTATTCACCGAGCAATGAACGGTAAGAGTCCAGCCTTGGAGGAAGTTCTTGAACGACGAAACTAATATGTACACGCCCTTTCCTGATGCCTACTCTTCCTTCATTTACAAGAGCCGTTATTCGAAGTGGCTTGAGGATGAGAATCGCAGGGAGAACTGGGACGAGACTGTCAGCCGTCTGATTACTTACTACAGGGAACAGATTGATCCGTTCGACTCTACGGATTTAGACGAACCCTTCTATCTTATGTACGAAGCAATATATAACCTCGAAGTAATGCCCTCTATGCGAGCGTTGATGACTGCTGGTCCTGCACTTGATCGCTGTCACGTTCCGGCTTATAACTGTGCTTACATCCCTGTCGATAGTCCTCGCTCCTTTGACGAAACTATGTACATCCTTATGTGCGGCACAGGTGTTGGATACAGTGTGGAGACTAAGTATGTCGAACAGCTTCCCCGAATTTCTGAACACTTTGAAGATACCGACACAACAATTATTGTTAAGGATAGTAAAGAAGGTTGGGCCAAGGCCCTCCGAGAACTCATCACGCTTCTTATTGCAGGTCAAGTACCAAGCTGGGACGTTAGCCGAGTTCGACCTGCCGGAGCAAGACTCAAGACGTTTGGAGGAAGAGCTTCTGGACCGGAACCTCTTGTTGACCTCTTCCAATATACAGTTGACGTATTTCGGAGTGCCAGCGGTCGTCGTCTTAGCAGTCTAGAGTGTCACGATCTGATGTGTAAGATCGGGGACATCGTTGTCGTTGGTGGTGTACGCCGCTCGGCTATGATCTCTCTGTTTGACTGCACTGACGACCGTATGATCAAGAGTAAGAGTGGTGCTTGGTGGGAGGCTCACGGTATCCGTCGTCTGGCAAACAACTCCGCAGTGTATAACAACCGACGCCCTGATGCGGGCTTCTTTATGGAGAAGTGGAATGCACTATATGAAAGCAAATCAGGAGAACCCGGAATCTTCAGTCGCTACGCTTGCCAAGCTATCGCAGGACGTTCCGGTCGCCGTGATGCATCATTTGACTTTGGGACTAACCCCTGCTCCGAGATTATTCTACGGCCCTTTGAGTTCTGTAACCTTACTGAAG